CCATGATAGAATGCAAGGGCTTCTTTAGAGTTGGTGACACACAGAAGTATAAGGCTATAAGGGATGAAATTGACAGGCCTTTGATCTTTGTATTCACTGACTCACGCAAGCGCCTCAGGAAAGGTGCTAAGATGAACCTAGGGCAGTGGTGTGAGAAGGAAGGTCTAGCTCACTTTACTATGAAAACAATTGATGAACTACTGGAGCATTTAAAATGTCTACCTACGAAGAACTAAAGGAACAGATACTTAAAAACTACGATGTTGACATGCTATGTGAAATCCTAGGTATTGATGCAGAGTCGTTAGTTGACCGTTATGAAGACCAAATTATTAAGAACATGTCACTATTTGAAGGTGCCCTAGGTGACCTATAGAGGAGAACAACTTATGAAGGCAATTGAAACACAGGTGGGAGGTGACCACTACAAACTAATGAAGATACAGCCACTAGAGTTCATAATGTCTAACAACATGTCTTACTGTGAGGCTAATGTAGTTAAATATGTAAGTCGTTGGAGGAGTAAAAATGGTGTAGAAGACTTACGTAAAGCAAGGCACTACATTGATCTACTTATAGAGGAGGCTCTTGATGACGCCTTAGACGTGTTGCAAACGCAGTTCACCTTTGAGCCTATTGATAAGGATGGTAACCAATGAGCAAGTTAATTGAAATGCTAATTAACCACGAAGGTGTTGAGACTCACGCTTACAAGGACACTGTAGGCAAGCTTACGATAGGAGTCGGAAGGAACATTGACCCTGTAGGCGGCTTAGGTCTTAGCACAAAAGAGATAATATATTTATTACAGAATGATGTTGACAGGGTGGAGCAAGAGCTTGTAAACTCTATTCCGTGGGTTGAGCACATTGAGTGGGAACGTATGGACGCTTTGGTTAACATTTGTTTCAACTTAGGTCTGCCTAGGTTCCTTAAGTTCAAGAAAGCACTAGCAGCCGCTGAAGATCAGAACTGGGAGCTATGTGCCGATGAGTTTATGGATAGCATGTGGTCAAGTCAGGTAGGCCAAAGGGCCGTGGAGTTAACAACATTACTGAGAACGGGAGAGTATGAGCAATGACAGTTAAGTTGTACACAAGTTCTAATTGCCCTGCATGCGTCACCTTAAAAGGACGCCTAGAGGGCTTAGGTCTCACAAGTTATGAGGAAGCTAATGTAAACGTACCAGCAAATCGTGAGGCTGTAATTAGTTTAGGCTTCCGAGGTGTACCAGTGTTGACACGTTATGACACAGATGGTAAGATGGTAGGGTCAGTTATGGGAGCCAATAGTGGCGACTCAGCATATAAGGAGTTATTTGAAGCATGATGTTTATGGAAGCGTTTTATTGTATTATGGAAGGTTTTGACTGTGACCTAAACACAGCTATACAGTATTATCAACGTGGAACCATTTGGGAGGACTAGATCACATAAGTAAACGAAGTAACTAAAATACACTAACCTGAACCAAAGAGAGAAGAAAAATGAAAATTAAATTAAATGAAGTACAAGTAGAACAGGTAGGTGTAACGTGTTTAGACCAACTACACGCAGACATTAAGGCAGAGCTAACACAGCACTCCATTGAGTCTTACCTAGATGCGGAAGACTACGTAGCTATGTTACGCACTGTAGTAAGTATTGAAGTGATAATGAAGGAACTAATGCACCCTGATATTTATTTTATTTGGAAGCTTGAGAATGGAGTAAACTTATAATGAATTTTCCCACGGACTACCAAGCGTTTATTCATACGTCACGCTACGCTAAGTGGCTAGACAAAGAGAACCGTAGAGAAAGCTGGAGTGAAACAGTAGACCGCTACATTAGCAACCTAGTGGCACCTAAGATAGACGACACTAAAACAGTTAAGATGATACGTGAAGCAATCCTTAACCTAGACACTATGCCAAGCATGAGAGCTATGATGTCAGCAGGTAAAGCCTTTGACCGTGATAACGTAGCTGGCTATAATTGTTCATACTTACCAGTGGATGACATACGCTCATTTGACGAAGCCATGTTCATCCTATTGTGTGGTACAGGCGTAGGCTTCAGTGTAGAGCGACAGAGTGTGTCTAAGCTGCCTGAGGTGCCCAACGAGCTTACTGACACTGACGAAGTGATAAAGGTAGCCGATAGTAAGGAGGGATGGGCTAAGGCGCTTAGACGCTTAATTATGACCCTTTACGCAGGTGACATACCTCAGTGGGACGTATCGGGCGTTAGACCAGCAGGAGCTAAACTTAAGACCTTTGGTGGTCGTGCCTCAGGGCCAGCACCTTTGATTGACTTGTTTAACTTTGTAATTGAAACCTTTAAGGCAGCTAAGGGCGAGAAGTTAACTAGCCTACAGTGTCATGACATTATGTGTAAGATAGGCGAAGTAGTAGTTGTAGGGGGCGTAAGGCGTTCAGCAATGATCAGCTTAAGTAACCTAAGTGATGACCGTATGCGCCATGCTAAGTCAGGTGCCTATTGGGAGCAGAATGCACAGCGTAACCTAGCTAACAACAGTGTCGCCTATACTACGAAGCCTGATGCTACTGCATTCATGCGCGAGTGGCTAAGTCTAGTAGAGAGTGGCACAGGTGAGCGTGGTATCTTTAACCGCGTAGCTAGTCAGAAGCAAGCAGCTAAGAATGGTCGTAGAGATGCAAGCTATGAGTTTGGGACTAACCCATGTAGCGAGATCATATTACGACCCTATCAGTTCTGCAACTTAAGTGAAGTAGTGGTACGAGCTACAGACACTTTAGAAGACTTAGAGCGTAAGGTCATTGTGGCGACTATTATTGGTACACTACAGTCAACCTACACTAAGTTTCCTTACTTACGTAAGGCTTGGAATAATAACACTGAAGAGGAACGTTTGTTAGGTGTGAGTATGACAGGTATCATGGATAACCCATTGACTACCTCAGCTAACGAAAGTCTACCTGAGATGCTTGAGCATCTACGTAAAGTATCTGTAGAAACTAATGCAGTGTGGGCTGCTAAGTTAGGTGTAGCTGTGAGTACCGCAATCACAGCAGTCAAGCCTAGTGGCACAGTGTCACAGCTTGTTGATAGTGCTTCAGGTATACACGCTAGGCATAGTGCGTATTATATCCGTACAGTGCGCTCAGATGTTAAAGACCCTTTGACGCAGTTCATGAAGGATAAGGGAGTACCTTGGGAAGCCTGTGTACATAAGCCAGATACTACAGTAGTGTTTAGCTTTCCACAGAAGTCACCTGAGAATGCAGTGTTAACTGAGAATACACCAGCACTTGAGCAGCTTGAGACTTGGTTAATGTACCAACGTCACTGGTGTGAGCATAAGCCTTCGGTCACTATTAATGTGCTTAAGGATGAGTGGATGGAAGTAGGTGCATTTGTATATAAGAACTTTGATGAGATGAGTGGCGTTAGCTTCTTACCTTACAACGAACATATCTACCAGCAAGCACCTTATCAAGACTGCACTAAGGAAGTTTATGAGGACTTCTTAAGTAAGATGCCTGATGCTATTGAGTGGGCAGGTTTAGCTGCTTATGAAATGGAGGACACCACAGTAGGGTCACAGACGTTTGCATGTAGTGGAGGCTCATGTGAAATAGTTGACTTAGTTTAGATAGACAGGCATAAAAAAGGACACCTCAGGTCGTAATGACTTGGGTGTCCTTTTTTTTTGTCTTGAGTTTAGAAAGCTGAGTTACGTTTAAGCATGCTCATATCCCTCTTTCTCTTTTCCTCCTCTTCTATTTTAGACACTCCACCAGCAAACTGACCACTAAACAAACCGTTAGACCTAGTAGGCGCAGTAGCGGTACGTGCGTTGCCTTGCATCTCTGAAGTGAATGCACCTGTACGTCTATTTGACGCACCTTGGGCATACTTCTTAGCGAAAGTTGTCGCAGCAGCAGAACCAGTTACACCTAAAGCTCCCATTGTACCACCTATGGCACTAGCTGTAGTCACAGCAAATATCTGGTTAAGGGCATTAGTAGGTGCCATTTTACCAAGGGACGCTAGAAACTGCTGTGAGTGTGTACCACTGTCTGCAATAAACTCCTTAAAGCGGTCTATCTCCACAGCGTCATAGTGCTTAGAGTCTCGTGGGCTGTTTATAATTTTAACTAAGGCTGCCTTCATTTGGTCAACATTGCTCTGCCCTTTAAAAGACTCATCAAGTTTTATTTTAGCAACAATACGGTCTATGGTTTCAGCCTTACGGAACTGTCGGTTAGTTGCACGAGCTACAGACATTGCCTCACTGGTGTTGGGGTGTGCCTGTATCAGGTCATCTATCATGTTAATAGCATCCAGCACTATTGACTGATCATTACCATCCCCTTTAACCTTAGCCGCCTTATACTTCTTCCATAACGACTGTTGCGTCCTGTCAAGCTCAATAAGCTCCACACCTCGCTTCTTTGCATCTTCAGACAGACCAGCTATTAACTTAAAAGTATCTTTCTGTATTGTGGACTCCGCAGAGTAGTTCTTACTTTGCTGTACCTTATCCACAAAAGCATACTTGGCTTTATTGACCATAGGGCCATTAAACCTAATGTTACTCTTTTTGACAAGCTCGTAGGCAGCATTCTTAGCATCCTTTAAGACTTGGGTTGTGCTAACCTCAGGGGCATTGCCACGCTTCTTAGCAAGAGCAGCTACACTTTTAGCGTAGACACTTTTGAAGACATCTGTAGATACTGCCATTACCTTGCCACCTACAACACCAAACATAGCAGAAGGTACGGCTACACTAGTGGCTGCATCAAGACGGTCAACAACACTTCCGTTTGTGTCTAAGAAGACATAACCTGTGCCGCCTACAGCGCCTTGTGCTGCCATAGTTCCTATAGTGGCTATAGCGCCCTTACCTAACTTGATAAGGCCTAAGGCTTTGTTTATGGGACTAAGGAGGGCACCACCTATCTCAGCGCCCATAGCAAGTCCTGCGTTCTCTTCGGCAAACTCATCCATCTTAGCCTGTTCTTGAGCTAGTTCATCATCAAAGATTTCACCCATTGGGCGCTCATCACCTGTGAGCTTTTGACCTGCTGCGTTGATACCTGCGTTAAAAGGTTTGGCAGCACCAAAGGAAAAACCTTTAGTGGCTCCACGTACCACACCACCTACAGTGTCCTTAACGTCCTTAGCTGTGTCTACCATGCCTGCAAATAAAGACTGCTCCTCTTGCGGTACTTCAGCATCTAGTGACGTGATCATATCAGCAATTTCATTAGCACTGGCGTTGTCACCAGCGGCTACAGCTTTTTTACCTGCTGCAACCATTTGTTCCCTAGTGTAAGCCATAATTATTCTTCCTAAAATTTATTCAAAGTAACTACTAGCCGTAGCACTTAAAGGTGCGCTTGCAGCCGCGTTAGGGCCAACTCCAGTCCCAAAGCCTGCTTCGGCTTGTGTGGCTTTACCTTCGGCCTTAGCAGCCGCTTCAGCATCACCCCAGTACACTAGAGGTACACTATCGGGGTTCTTTCTATTGTGCCTCTCAATATCGGCACGAGAGCCATGTAAGCCGTTTTTAAAGCGTATTTGATAGTCCTTCATGTTCCTAACCCAACTCTCTTTGGACTGTCTCAACGATAAGGCACCACGAGCAGCCTTAAGTAAGTCAAGTTCTGCCTTGTTTATGGCTCCTAAAGCACCGCCTGTTTTACTTGCCGCGCGCATGTCGGCTAAGGTGTCAAAGGCAGCATCAGCTAGGATAGGTTCCATTTGAACTTCAAGGTTAGAACGTTCAGTGCCCTCAAAGGCTCCTGCCGCTTTACCTAGGTTGTTCCTACCAAAGATAGGTGTGAGTGCACTGTCTAGCTCGGCAATTTCCAAAGCCCTGTCTATGGCAGTATTTATGGTGATACCTTGTTGTAGTGCTACAGACTGCGCGTTATACTCACGCTCCTCGTCCCCTTCTAACTCAGCTTCGGCTTTTCTCGCGGCTAACCACTGTGGGCCGTTTTCAATGGGTTCATAATGACTAGGATTACCCTTATCATCTAGGATAAGTTGCATACCTTCTATCTGTATACTTGCCAGTGGGTCAGAGTCACCTTTAGCTATTTGCTTCATGTCCCCATTGACACTGGTAAGCCAGAAAGTACCCTCAGGTAAGCTACCGTCATTAGCTGCGTTCCACTCACCTGCTGTTTGTACAGTCTTCTTATTCTTAGCTGCTTCTCGTTCAGCCTGCTTTATTGCTGCTGTCTCTGTAGCACCTTCCTTACGTAGAACTTCTGCCCTTTCGTCTGCAAGTTGTTTCTCCTTTACCTCGTACTTATAGGCAAGAGCTTCCTTCTCATCAATGATCTTCTGTGCTGCTAATTCTTGTACACGGGCAGCCTCTTCTGCGTCTGCTGTAGCTTTGGCGGCTGCTGCGGCTATGTCTGTCTCTTCCTTCTTAGCTGCCTTAGCTAGGACAAGCATCTTAGCCGAAGCCGCAGGGTATGTCTTAGCTAATATCTTAGCTTGCTCGTACATTAGTGCTGACTGCTCTGAGCCTTGTGCTGCTAGGAAGCCTTGTTGCGCTTGAGACTGTGCAGCGTTAGTAGCTTCAAGCTTCTCACGTTCAGCATCCTGACCACCGCCTAGTGACCCTGCTAGTGCCCTACCTAAGCTAGAGCCTATCAAAGAGGCAGCTTGAGCTTGCATAGGGTCACGAGAGCCTTGCCCTGCCTGTTGCATTAATTGTTGTTGTAACGTAGCGCCCTGTTGGTTTCTCTTCGCTAGAAGATCATCAATAGATGGGCCTTGTGTAAATAGTCCGTTCTGTGCCATGTGTCTATACCTCTATGAAAATAAGTTGCTTAACCAAGAGCCGCCAGCGTTAGTACCTAAGAACGATGAACCTAAACCTACGGCACCTGTGAGCCAAGGGTCAGCCTGATAGTTAGCGCGGTCTGCTTGAGCTTGTGCTGTCAACCTAGAAATGTCATTACGGTCTTGATCAATTGAGTAGCCTTGATCTAGTGCTTGTTGCTGTTGATTGACACCTATGTTGCCCATACCTGCACCTAACATGCCTTGTCCAGCGCCCATAAGGTTGCCAAACTGCTGCTGTTGTAGGCCTTGGTTAACACCAAACTGTGACATATCTAAACCTGACTGCTGCATCTGGTTACCAAACATGTTCTGACCTACGCCCATGAGGTTACCAAACTGCTGCTGCTGTAGACCTTGGTTAACACCAAACTGATCACGGTCTAAGCCTGCTTGTTGTAGTTGCTGACCAAAGGCATCATTAGTTGATTGTGCTGATAACTGTGCAAGTGCTTGAGCCTGTGCTTGGTTCATACCAAAGGCATCTGGTTGTACCATACCGTTACCTGCACCTGCACCTTCGCCTGCAATACGCAAACCTAAGCGACCACCACCGAACATACTTTCGTTGTTCATAGCACGTTGTTGTGCAAACTGTGGTTCTAGTAAGGCTGCACGTTGTGAGTAAAGTTCTTGCGCACGTCCTTCAGGATTGAAGTTATAATTAAACTGGTCTGGAGCCTGTTGTGCTTGTGCGCCTGCTTGGTCTAAGAAACCTTGTGCCTGTGAAGGGTCAAAGTTATAGTTAAACTCATCAGGAGCCTGCTGTGCTAGATCACTAGCTTGACCAAAGAGGCCTGTACCTTGGCCTATCAAGTCCGACAGACCTTCAGTACCCTCAAGTGCTTGTGCGCCAGTTCTAAAGGTTACTGGATTGAATGTACCTGCGTCTGCATTGCCTGTGGGTATAGCAGCTCCTGTGGCTGCCATAGTCGGTGTATCATTTTGCATAGGAGGTAAGCCAGCGGCCTGTCGTTGCTGTGGGTTCATTGCGTTAGGTAGCTGCCGATCTAGTTGAGGCTTACGAGCTAAGGTAACTAACTCTGATTGTGTCATATGTGCTGTCTTAGGGTTCCGAGCTAGTTGCTCATAGATGCCTTTAGCTTCGTCATTCATGCCATATTTAACTTGGTTCCAAGCACTACCTAAGGGGTTGAAGTTAGCGGCAGAACTTAAGAGGCCACCCACAGTGCCTTGATCTGTCCCTAAACCTGTGCCATTTAAAATCTTATTAGCTACGTTACTTTTTAATGTAGGGTCAGCAGTGCTGTAGTTTGCAGGGTAGTTAGCCCCTGTAGCTGTCTGTGTTGTCTGACCTGCGTAGCGTCCAGCAGGGCCATTAGACCCATTAGCTACCGCAGGTTCATCTTTTTTAAAGAAGTCAAAAAATCCCATTATGCTGTCTCCTTCCTTAAGTAAACTGCTCTAGCTTCTTGACGCTTGATTAGTATGTCTTGTGGGATAGCTTCCCCTGTCTCAAACTTACGAGATACATACCAATCTGTCTCAGCTAAGTAAGCCATGGAAATATTATTAACAGCCTGTTGATTAACATACGCTATCTCTTCCTCAGTAGGCGCTACATAAGCAGCTATATCACCTGCTAGTGTCATTGTCTCTAATAAAGCCTCATTATTAATAGTTGTGTCCGAATCATTAGGGTCTAAGGTGTAAGGTATCCATCCATAGATAGGATGCTCTATCTCACAATCAACTCTACTATTCATATTATATACTGCACTTCTATAATTCATTATGAAATCCTCACAAAGATACTTACCGATTTACCATCACCCGTCCAATTACTAGTCCTACCCATTATTCGCCACGTACCTGAGGGTGAGCCATGGCCATTACCTTCGGCATCACTATATCTTAAACCTGAACCTGCTATGGTAGTCCCCGCAGTTGGTAGGTTACTGGCATAAGCTGACGAAATCGTTTCACACATTGCATAAGAACCTACTGTGTTAAGGCTTGTGCTGGGAGTTCCTGCTGGCCCTGTAGCACCAGTACCGCCTGTAGATCCTGTAGATCCTGTAGCTCCAGCAGAACCGTTAGTTCCATTGGTTCCATTGGTTCCATTGGTTCCAGCAGGGCCTGTAGCACCTGCTGGCCCTGTGTCACCTAAAGTACCTGAATTAACTACAAAGGCTGTAGTGGCTAACTGTGTAGTGTTAGTACCTACGGACGCTGTAGGTGCTGTAGGTGCCCCTGTGAGGGCCGTACTAGCCTTCTGAGCCTGTACAAAAGCTGTGGTAGCTAACTGTGTACTACTAGTTGATGTAGCTGCTGTAGGCGCTGTAGGCGTACCTGTGAGCGCAGTGTTACTTGAGTTAGCTTTAGTAGCTACTGCTGTGGCTATGTTATTAAATTCATCATCCAACTCAGTACCACTTAAGGTCTTGAGAGGGTTCCCTGTGACTAGGGCATCCTTTGATGCAAAGTTAGTTGCTTTTGTGTAATTAGACATGGTTAAAGTACCTTACCTTGTTTAGCGTAAATTGATAACTTCTGTAGGCTCATTGCTGTGCCATTGATTGTAGTTGTAAAACCTATTTGGAGGATGTTACCAGCTCCCTGTGCAGGGGCCGATTGTTCATTAATTAAGACTGAACCAGCAAACTCCGCTATACCATACTCGGCTGTACCATACTCGTAGACTGTACCAGACTCAAGAGTGAATGTCTCAGAGAAGTAGACAGGGCTATACTCGTAGCCTATCTTAAGTGAGAACGTCTGGCCCGAAGCGCCTACTGTAGTGGCTGTAACTCTTTTAATTATCTTATTAATGTTAGGCATCTCTAAGTCAAAGTAGTTACTGTAGTAAGCCATTGGGTAGGAAGCAGTACCATCTAAGTAATTGCGATACTGGGCTATACCATTAGGCTGTGCGTAGTACAACTCAGAACCTACTGACAACAATCCCTTAGGTGTCAGTGAGGGCCATACTGTAGTCCTGTAGCTACCATCTTCAAGCATCATCCTAGTGTCGAAACAAAAGGTCTGTGTAGTGGCAGGGAACGTAAGTAAGTAGAAAGCATTAGTAGCTGAGTAGACTGACTTAACATTAGCTAAGGTTTCAGCAGTAACAGCCTGTATGATGTCATCACGTACATTCTTAGAGATGTCCCTCATAGGCTGAGATTTCTCTTGTACGGTACGGTTCAACGAACGTACACCAGTGTTGCTTAAGAACAAGATGTCCTCTCCAGTGTTCTGTACGGAGTCCCTAGCGATACATCCGACACCTTGGATAACTTCTACTAGGGTTAAGCTAGTGGTAGTCATGGATGCTTGGAAGTTATTACCGTCACCATAGATGATAATGTTATTCTTACAGAAGATGATCAAGTAGCCGTTATGTGCGCCTAAGGCTACTATCTCATCAGCGCCTTGGGTAAGGACACTAGAGATATCTATAGAGCCTGCTGTGCCTGTACCGAAGTTACGACCATCTAGTACATCAGAGAACCATACTGTCGTCTTGTTAGTCGGTGTATCTGCGTGCCATACACGACCATAGGCTGATAAGGCTGTGTTGGATAGTTGGTGTGTCCCTACTGTAGGCGTATGAGCAACAAAGGACTCAAAGGTATCCGCT